ACCCACACCCGCTCCCGCGACTGGCGAAACTATTGTGGAGCCAAAGGTAATTGATGTCACCGAAAGCCCCAACGCCAAAGCAACAGGGCCGCGAGTTGCAATAAAATTGGATGACGGAACAATAATCCATGCCGCTGATGCTGGTATTCACGCAATTTTGGCAGCACGAGCCAACATTGACCCGTCGCGGATTGTGGACACTGGATTTTATGGAATCCTGTCGGGAGAGTTCAAGGGAGGAAAGACAACAACCGCACCGACGAGAGCAACAATTGAGCAGCCCACGCCATCGCCCGCGCCCACCCCCACCGCCGGGACAGGGGTGGAGGGGAGTGGGGCAGAAGATTATCGGATGCAGCATCGCCCTAATAGTGAAGGGCCACAGGCGCATGATTTACTTTCGACCGACCTTGCACCGCGAGACATTTACGACCGTCCAGACTTTTACACCGGAGAACCCGGCAGCGTTGGATACAAGGAAAGTGTGGCTGCGCTTCGCAAGATTCGCGGCAACCCGAATGCTGAAATCACCGTGTATCGTGCCTCGCCACAGAACACGCTGAACAATGGCGATTGGGTGTCGTTCTCAAAGTCCTACTCCAAGCAGCACGGCATGGCGGATAATCCGTCAGCCGATGTTCCTGTTCATGCCTTCAAAGTGAAGGCACGCGATGTTCGATGGGCAGGAGATACGCTTGAGGAGTTTGGATACTATCCAGAAAAAAAGTCCACCACCCCCACCGCCGAGACAGGGGCGAAGGGGAAGCAGCCGTGGGAGATGACGAAGGCGGAGCTTCTTGCAAATAATATCCCAGAACGCGAAAGCAATAACACAACAACTCCCGCCACTCAAAGCAATAGGCCGTCCATTGGCGCATGGAGGATGGATAAGGACACGGGAGAACTGGAACAGTTAAACGAATACAACCCTCACAAGTTGGACTTAAAAGAGGAACCGTATAAAGGTGGCGATGTAAAGATTTATCGAGAATGGGCAGAAAAAGGATTAAAAGCACCGCCAGTTACAGTGGTTGATGCTGATGGAGGAAAACTTCAAGGTTCCGGCAGGCGACGGATAATGGCAGCAAGGCTGGCAAACAAACCGGTGGAAGGTTGGTATTACAAGAAGGTTGAGGGAACCCACTCTGCTCAGACACACAAAGAAGCTATCCAGCAAGCCCTCCGCGAAGGCAAGCCCGTCCCGCCCGAAGTCTTGGCCGACTATCCCGACCTCGCGCCCGTGCCATTGCCATCGCCCGCTGCGCCGGTTGTTAGGGAGCGCGTAAAAGTTGAACCAACCAAGCCAAAAGGACCGGAACCAACCGTTGAACAAACTCTCAATGAAGCTTTAGAGGCTAACCGCGATTTGCCAAGTGCGTGGGAAAGTTTGGATAATCAGGTAAAAGCGTTGGAGGGGAACGAAGCAAACAAGGCTGATATTAAGCGACTCAACGCTGCCAAACGCAAGATTGTAAACGCGCTGGAAGACGAAGCGCGCGCGGAAGAAACAGCGGCATTGGACGTGGAGCGCAAAACGCAATACGGGCTGCTGCAAAGCCTCAAGGACTTTGGTGGACTCCCTCAGTTCGGCAAGGAAGCAATCGGAGAGCTTGGTCGCATCACGGAAGCGCATCGGCTTGCCGGTCGTCGGTTTTTCCGAAAGGGCGCGCAATCTTTGGACACACTGCGCGAGATGTTTTCGGAACGCGGATTCCAGTTTGATGACTACTATCAGATGCTCGACGCCATCGAAAGCGCTGTGGCATCCGGAAAAGAAAAATACGGCACCAACTTTCCGCCTGACTACCTGGGCGGACCCGGCGCAATGGGGCCGGTGGAAAGAGCCTACATGGAAGCGTCACAGAAAGTGATTGGCGCATCCAAAGAAATGGTAACCGAGCAACGGGCAGAGCGTGGGCTTGACCCGTTAATGAGTAAAGCCAGAGAAATGAATCCTGTGACGTGGGACGCCGCTGTTGACCGCATCGAGAAAGACCCTGGAATACCCGCCCGGCTTGTAGAAGACATTCGTTCAGGTGAGAAAAAAAGCACCAGCCGTGAAGAAAAGGCGGAATTGCTTTACGAGATGACTGATCTCACAAACAAGCTCAAAGCCGAGACAGAGCGATCAATCGACGAAAACTCCACTCCAGCGGAGCGCGCGGAGGCACAAGCCAATGCGGAAGGAATTGAACGGCAACTGCTCCGAACGGAAGAGGCGGCGCGAATGGCTGGCAGTGATACCGGTGCGGCATTGCAATTTATGCAGGTTCTAGCTAACGAGAACTACACCTACTCCGGGTTAATGATGCGCGAGCGCAAGCTAACCGGCGACGTTGTTCCAAAGGAACGGGCGCAAGAACTTAAAAAGATCGCCGATGAATATAAGAAGGTGCAGGCTGAGGTGGATAGGCTGGTGGAAGAGACGCAAAAACATGAGAAAAACGCGGTGATGGAAGCCGTAGTGGTCGAGATGGAAATGGAATTAAAGGCTGCGGCAAAAACCGGAGCAACCTATCATCCTAGCGTCATGCAGCACGCCAAGGAAATCGTGGAGCGCGCAAAAGGTGAGGCGGAGGATGCGTGGAAACGAATCCGAAGCCAAATGGGCAGCGAATCTGGCGCGATCAATCCCGGAGTCGGTGGCCCCAAGGGGGAGGGTAATTACTTAGGCAAACCGACCAAACATCAAATTGCGGCGCAGAATCGCGCAACCCTAATAAACGACGTTGCTCTCATTCTGAAAGCTAGGGTCTATGAGTTTGGCGTAAAAATGGCGGAGGCGGCGCAATACGTTCTTTTGAAGTCCGGCGACATGGGTGACAGCATCCGCCCAATTCTTGTTAGAGCCGTAGCTAAGGCAAACACGATGATGGAACGGGAGCTTAATACGCGCCCGCAAAAGGTAAAAGAAGCTGTCAAAACCGGCGCAACGGCCCCGGAGAAGCAGCCCAAAACCAAGTCAACCCCAGAGTCGTTTGTGGACAAGGGAAAAGCGTTTGTGGTGGCTGGCGACGACCCTCTTTACCGGAAAGAGATTGGCGAAGCAATTGATAGTAAAAACGTCACTGTCAAAACGCATAAGCTGATGAGCAGCGCTAAAAAGCTTGTTTATGACATCGTGGTGGCGCATTGGGAGAATGGCGTGCGCGGAACTGATGCGCTCATGGATGCGGCACTCAAGACTGTGCAGGAATTTCTTCCGGATGCCACGCTGCGCGATGTTCACCGGGCTTACGGCGAATACGGCAAGGTGAAGTTCCCAAACAAGGACGCTTTGAGCATGCAGCTTTCCGCCGCTTATCGGGAAACGAAGCTGATGGAGGATATTGCCCGCATGGAGAAGGACGACAAGGATGCGTTGCGTCGCGGATTTACGCCAGCAAAGCCAAACCTTCGACAGCGTGAGCTTGCCAGTAAGCGTGCGGAGTTGCAAAAACTCAGGCAAGGAGAGCCATCTCCTGAAAAGTTGGCAGGAATCCAACAGGCGCGTCAAACCGCCTTAAAGAACCGGATGGAGGTCGTGGACGAGATGCTCAAAACCGGCAAAAAACCGCTCGAAGGCCTAAAGGTGCCGGATGATGTTTTTACCGAGCAGTTGAAAAGCGAGAAGCAGGCAATGCAGGATTTGTGGAATGAAATCGAGGCAGCCAAGAATCCGCCGCTGTCCGAAGCGCAAAAGGCGCTGGACTCGGCGCTGGTGGCTCGTGAGCGGGCCGCGCAGACGCTTGATGATTTATCCATTGGTAAAGTGAAAGACCCGGTAAAACTCAAGGAGGCGCTGACGCAATTTGAGGAGGACGTGAAGATGGAAACCGATGCGCTCAAGGCGCTTGCCGCTGAGATGCGCCGGGACGCCAAGCCAAAGGGTGATCCTGGCTATCTGAAAGAGCAGGCGCAAATCAAGGCTTTTGAAAAGTCCATCAAGGACTACACGGAAAATACGGCCAAGCTGCTGCGTGGCGAAGCAATGCCAACTTCCGGTAAAAAGCTAGGTCCAGACTCACGCCGTATAACTACTTTGCGCGAGATTCGCAATAGTCGCGCCGCTGCCTATAAGGCCGCAAAGGACGCCGGGAAGCCGGTGCGCTCGCCCGAGGACCGCTACAACGATACGCGCCTGAACGCGATGAAACGGCGTGAGGAGGATTTGAAGGCGCGACAAGTGAGGCAAGCCGCTGGCAACTTCTCGAAACGTCCAAAGCCCGTCACGCCCGCGCTTCGCCGCGATGTCCTGAACAAAAAGGCGAAACTGCAAAAGATGAAGGATGAAATTGATATGAGGCAAAAGCAATACGAGCTAAACCAACGTCCAGCGTGGAAAAAAATTGCTAGCGGATTAGGTGAAGCGCGCGGTATTATTCTTGGTGGCGATCTTGGCGTTCTGACACGGCAAGGATTGTTTGCGTGGTCGCGGCCTGGGCAGGCATTTATTTCTACCGCCAAAGCGTTTCAATCGATGTTTTCACCGGAAGCAATGGGCCGGTGGGAAGTGGAGATGCGCGAGAGAGAAATCAACGGCAAGCCACTTGCTCCAATTCGGAAAGAAGCTGGTCTGCAAACCACCGACACCATGAATAATCGGGAGGAATTGGCTATTTCACGCCTGCTATCACGGATTCCCGACATCAAGATTGGCGGAAGGACGATCAAAGCGTCCATTTTCTTCAAAGGACTGGAACGGTTTCAAACCACGTTTATCAACGATGTTCGGATGCGAACTTTTGATTCAGCGGTAAAGCGTGGATTTACGCCAGAAGAATTGAAATTGCGGGCAAACTTTATAAATAGTTCTTCGGGACGAAGTAATGCAAAGTTTGTGCCAGAAGAATTAGCAGCAATTATGACCTCGCCTCGTTACGAACGATCACGTTGGGAAATGCTGGCGCAGCCGATTCGCAATGTTGGCGCGCTCGCTCGTTCGGGCGTAAAAGGCGAACTAAATCGGGCGGCGGCAGCGAACCTACAAGACATGGCTGTGACGGCTGCTGGCGTAATTACGCTTTTTCAACTTGCAAAAATGGCTGGATACACGGTAAACTTTGACCCAGAATCCACCGACTTTCTCAAGATGCGGAAAGGCGACGAGGTTTGGGACGTAACTTCTGGACTTGCTCCTCGTATCCGCGATTTGATGCGGCTTTGGGTTGGTTACGATCACCCTGACTACAAGGAGAACTGGATGAAGACTGGCGGAAAGATGATTGTCAGAACGATCAATCCGGCGCTGAAAACGCTAGCGGAACAGACTTCCATTGCCAAGCAGAGATACGAGGGAGTAAAGGAACCAAAATCTCCATTCACCGGGTTCAAATCTCTAGAAGAGCGCGAGGGGCTGATTACACTCGCGCCTCTGATTGTTCAAAGCATGAAACAGGCGATGAAAGAAGACGGGGTTGAAGCTGCGGTGTGGACTGGCGCGCGTGAGTTTGTCGGTTCGTCGGTCAGCCGTTACCCGGAGGAGAAGCAATGACCGCTAAAGCCAAACCCGCGCCGCGCATTAGTTACGACAACTTTGCGCTGCCTCCCGGTTACGAGCCGTGGCATCTATGTTTGACCAAGTTTGGACTTGGTAAAGGCGAGGAAAAACTAAAATGGTTTAAGCGTCTTGTTACTGAACTTTGGCCGGAGCCGCTATTCATGTGGGATAGGTGGAGCGACCTGTTCTTTGGCGCATTGTGTGGGGCAAGGGAAACTGTTGAGCAAACTATTGGCGCAAAGATTGAATCCGACTATCCTTGGTGGGAGCAACTAACAGCCACAGGAGCGGCGGGAACGGGCAAAAGTTCTAGGGCCGCGTTGTGGGTTCTTTGCAACTGGCTGTGCGCTCGCGAGCATACAACCTGTATGTTGACCTCAACCAGCGTCACTGCGCTTAAGCAGCGTATCTGGAGCGAACTGGTGGATTGGATACAGAAGTGTAAGCAGCCATTGTCTGACCCTACGATTGGCTGGCTACAAATTGTGCCATCCGACACCATTATTCGGTGGAGCGGTGAGGATACAAAAAGCGCCATCTTTGGGCGTGCAGTCGATCAAGGCGGTTCTGTGGACAACGCGGTTGGGCGCATTAAAGGTATTCACAACCGTCGGGTGTTTGTTGTGACGGACGAGATGACGGCTATGCCCGAGGCTATTGCCAAGGCGTGTCGCAACTTGGATTCCGGCACAATGGAGTTTCAGTTTATTGGGCTAGGCAACGCCACTGACTATTCTGACCAGCAT